ATTAGTGTCAGAATACAGGAAGTATTCATCAACCTTTTTTACAATTTCTACGCCAGTAGCAGGATCTTTTTCTTTCTTGACTTCTTTTACTTTACGAATTTTTACAGAATCAATAGGTCTTACTTCTTGAATACCTTTAGTCGGATTCTTAGGGTCTACAACTAAATGATGGTAAATACGACCATCTACATAATATCTGCGGAAAATATCATGTGCATAGTTCTTGAAGTCGAGCATATTTAAAACATTATCAAACTCTTCCTTGATTTGCTTCTTAATAGAATCTGTAGTTTCTACTTCATCAAGGTCCAATTCAACAATGTCATCTTCACCAGAAATAACCTCATTTACAATATCTTCAATAGCCCCATCCACTTCTGGATGCATCGATACTGTGCGATATTGTCTAATTAAATCTTTATCGTCTTTTGCTTTATCCCCAGTTAAGTCAATATAAGAGCCATAATGACTCCCGGCAGCAGTAACATAACCTGCGCCATCATCATCTAATGGTGGAACAATAGACGGTAGTTGTTCTTTTTTCTTTTTGTTCCTTGCTCTTGAGATTTCAAATCCAAAGAGTTTTAAACTATTATCGTCTGCCAAAACGTTTCTCCAAATAGTATAATAGGGGGCAGTGTATTCTACCCCCTATTTAGTCATCCTATTAGGATGTTGTGTTAGATTCCCAGTACTGGACTTGGAAAGTCACAGAGAATTCCTCAATCGCAGCCGCTGGATCATAGGACAGATCAATCGGATCGATATTGGTTGGGAAACATCCACGGAAGTTGTAGGTCTTGAGAGTAGAACCATCTCTGTCAAGTTGCTCTACAATCAAGTCTGCCTGATAGTCTACAGGGTTGGTAAGACCACTGTTGTCGGAATGAGCGTTAATACCGTTCATCCAACGCTCCATTGCATCCCTTACAGCAAAGTCCGTGTCGTTAATAATCGTTGGTGTCCAAACATCGAATGTTCTGTCACCAGCAATCTTCAGTTCACGTCCTCTGAATGGTACAATGATTTCAGACATGATAGAACCGGGCAACTGTGCTGCCCGACACATAAACGAGGTAAGTTCTACGTTACCGTTTGCATAACCCGGAAAGTTGATCGTTGCTTTGAATAGATTAGGTCTAGCACCGCCACCTTTCAGTTTTGCTTTGAAGTCATCAACTCCAAGAATAGCCATCTTTATATCTCCTTAGTTAAGCGGTTTAGAATGACAGACCGACTACTTCTTCAAAGTCCACGCCAGTTCTAACTGCTACAAAGTTCAGAGTAATGTAGTTGATAGAACGTGCAGGCTTAATGAAGATAGTAGCAATGAATTCATTGCGATCAATAATTTCAGGAGTGTTGTTTGTTTCGTCACAAACTACTCTGAAGTCAGTGATACCACGACGACCCTTAACTTCTCTCAGGAAAGGTTCTACAATGTTGACAAATTCTGCTCTGGTAAATTCATCGTTGAATTCAAACAGCACAGAACGTGCAGCACGGGAGATTGCTCTTTCAAGAGCGAGGAAAAGTCTACGAACGTTAATTCTATCGAACGCAGAAGGTCTACGCAGCATGGTCTTATCACCGAACAGTGTAATACCACCGCCCGGAATATTTGCGATTGGATTTACGTTTGCTCTGTAGAGTTGATCACGCTCTGCCTTTACAGGAGATTGTGCGATATCTACAACGCCAAAGTATTGACCCCTTCTCAGACCAGCAGGAGAGAACCATGGTGCAGTGTTGAAGTCAGATTGTGCCATCAGACCAGCAGTAGAAGAAGATGCTGGAATGTAGATATATTCGTCGTTATACTTGTCGAATACTTTTAACCAGTTGTTGTCAAGGAAGACATACGAACTGGATGGCAGTGTATCAGCATATGCAATGGTATCTGTTACTGGAGAAGTTGTATTGATTACAGAACTTCTTGGAGGAGAAGCAACTACAATACAATCTTTACGAGTTGTCGCAGCAATCGAGTTAAGATCGGTTACGATTGTATCTGCTGTTTGTCTGTCTGTAGTCTTGTTACCGCTCGAAGGTGTTCCTGGAGCAATTAAGAAGTCTACCTGATATGCATCGACATCTTCAATCAGATCAAACGCATTTGCGTATGCAGATGGTCCTAAAGATTGAGCATTCACACCATTTGCGAGTCTGATAGTCTTTACTACCTGCTTCGCAGATGTGAGGGCAAAGTCGTTACCGGAATCTGCGTCTGTACCAGCACCTGCTAATCTGTAGTCAGAGTCGATGTTAGCAGCATCAGCAAGCCAGATGTAAGAGGAACCATTATTGATTACGTCAGCAATATAGTTTGTGGAACCGTCTGCATTCTTTGCATTAGATGCAAGAGAAACGAATGGGAATGCTTCAAGAACAGAACCCTTAGATCCTGTAAACTCACCACCTCTGTCAACAACAGCAACATGCACTTCATCGTTAGTTGCATTTTTACCTGTTGCAAAAGCAGAAGTTCCGGGAGCAGTGTTAAACTCTTCTCTCAGACCCCAGCTTGTAAATGCGGAATCTGCACCTGTATCGAATGGACAGATTTGAATTTCAAGAGAGTTACCTAAAGTTCCGGGATACTTTGCTAAGAACCCATGGAAACCATACGAGGAGTCGTCCAGCACAGTGCCTCTTCTGTTGTCAAAGTCTGCTTCGTTAAGAATAGCAGGTTTGTTAGAGTCTCTGCTCTCTCCACTAACACCATTGTTAGCGAAACTAGAAACAGTGTCAACGTGATAAGCATTCAGTGCTGTAGAGGAACCACTGTCCAGAGCACGAATTACTAAAAGTTGATCAGAATATCTTGAGAAATATGCGGCAGTATGAAAATCTACCGAATTGTTTGTGTCGGGGGAAGCAAATTTTTCTACAAGGTCTGCTTCATTAAACACATTTGTTGGTACATCAACTGGACCCCAGCGAAAGTTACCTGCAAACACACCTGTTGATGTGCCGACATTAGGTACAATACCAGTGAGGTCGATCTCACGGGTTACTACAGCTGGAGACAGTGAAGGCGTGAAAAAAGCCATTTTCGGTCTTCCTTTTTTTCGTTTAAGTTAATAATAAGTTACCCATGATAAGTCAATTTCAAAACACGATATTATTTATAAATATCTGATTTTAGAACATTTCCGTAGTAGATATTGTCCACACGTCCCCGCCAGATACTTCTCTTTCTTCTCTTTCTATGCCATCATCAATAATACCTACTGGTGTGATCTCATCTTCAATCGCTTTCATTTTCTCTTCATACAGCATTTGCTTCATAGTCATGTCTGTTTGATTGACGAATGCCTCTGTCCCAACATACCATGCAAACATAACTAGATTCATTACTAGGTCATCATGATTACCGTCAGATGCTTCAAAAGAATTACCTCTTGCTTCGAAAGTTGAACATTCACTAATCGTATTCAAGTCTACAATATGCAGTCGCTTTTCTTCAATCAAGTCTTTTAGATTAGAACAACCAATACGCTTAACTTTACGATTCATAGTCATACCAATTGCACCTGCTTTAATCATAGACTCTACATGCATATTTTCATATTCAATATCATAGTAGAGTCCATTTGCAACTACAGAACCTGCATCATTTGATTCAATAATTACATATGCTTCATTATACCTTTTTGCCCATTTATGAATAATATCTGGAAAAAGAATAGGCGAAATCATATTGTTTCTATAACAAGCGACTTGTTTAAATGGATTAGTTGATATGTCAATAATATTAAATGTAGAGTAGTCTTGCCCACGACCTTTTGCTACATCTACAGTCATAATATAATCATGATTCTCTTTTGGTTCTGCATATACATTAACATCACCAACACCGACACTCGGTTCTGCTTTCATATTCATTAGTGCGTCGGCAGAGATAAGTGTATTGCCTGTACCGAAGAACGTGTTACCAAACTCCTGTTGAAACTGTAGTTCAGAAGTATTTGAAATCGTTTGTCTTTTCCACTCTTCATCCCTCCCCGGAACATCCCACCAGTCTACACGGAATGGTTTAAACTCGTTTGTCTCTTGCACAGCACCTTCATAAAGTTTATGAAAAATATTTCCGATGCCATTAGCGGTTGAAGTAATAATCACTCTAGAAGTTTTACCGGATGAGATAACAGGATAGGTGGAGGTGTAGAAAGTAGCAGCATCATCTACAAATGCAAACTCATCTAAGAATAGTAGATTAACAGACAGACCACGAATAGAAGAACCAGAAGTTGCTGCAGCGATAATCCGTGAGTTATTACTAAACTCTAGCGAACCTTTGTTGAGTGCTTTAGTTCCGGGTTGTAGGAAGAATGGTACGTTTTCCAGTGCTAGAGTAATACGAGAAAGCATTTCTCTAGCAGTTGCACCTTTGTTTGCCAATACAGCAATCGTTTGATCAGGATTAAATAGAGCATACCAAAGAATATACATACACGAACTAATAGACTTACCAGACTGTCTACAGGCAAGAACAATAGAAAATCTATTATCTTGAAAGTGTTTGAACATTTCTTTCTGATAAGGATACATCTTGAAAGGTGTCAGACCGTCATCAAGATTAATTACCTTACCATAGTTCTCGGCAAAATAGACAGGGTCTTTCATGCACCGCTGATATTCGGCAATGTCTTCTTTAGTCCAACCTTGTTGAACACCGTCTTTTTTAACCTGTGCATTACCGAGATAGGTATCGTTCACTTAATAAATCTCTTTGCTAGTTTATGGAGTGCATAGAACCAGATACCATTAATGATAGGTTCTACAATCGCATCAATTGCCGCTAACTCCATTGCTGCACCTGTGATTAGCCAGTTGCAGATCGTGGCAATAAAGATATGCCCGATAGTATAAATTACTGCTAATGCAATACTAGACTCGCCGATGAGTCTTTTAAGGAGTTTGAATATCCCCTTGGTAAGTTCTGTCATAATCATTTTCAATCACCTTTTCATCTTCACCACGCAGCATTTTCTGTAATTCTGCTGTGGAACCTACAAATACATTTTGAGTAAGAGATTTAGTATCATCTGGCGCACCTTTTGCCTGAGTAACATTAATCTCTTGATTCTTTTTATGCATCGCCAATAAAGCGTGTGCATTCTCTGCCTGCTGTTTAATCATGCCTGTTAGGACTTCTATTGCCCGAGGATGTTCAGACTCCTCTGCAACCTCTCTAGCGAGTCGTAGACCCTCTTCACCAGATAATAATAAAGATCTGAGAGTAGATCTAATTAGATCTAAGTCTTCATCGTAACTCGAATGAACACTTTCAGGAATATCTCTTTTTGGAACAATACTATTCATTATGCACTATCCCCCTCACCTGGAATAATAAACGTTTCAGTAAACCCATAATCACTGTCTGGATTAACATTTAATGGATCAGGTTCAACAATAATACGTTCGAACAGATTGTCCGAATCTGTAAGACTGTACGAACCGACAGTAGGTACATCTGGGTCTCTAAAGTCAACAATCGCCTTACGAATGATAGAACTGTCAGCAATCGGACCAAAGAAACTTGTTTTGAGTTCAAAGTCTAATGTATATATGATTGTTCTTCTATTCTCCAAAGAACCTTCATAATCATCTGTAAACGAAATACCGATTAGAGAAATAGGAATATCCTCAGTAATATCTGGATAATCACTAAACTGTTTCATCGTAATTGTATAAGAAGGATTGAAGAATGGTAAAATCTGCTCAAGTATTTGAACAGCATCTTCATTCGTCTTTGCTAGAATATTCAACTGAAAATTAAGAATATATGGAACAGAAGTAAAAAACTTTGTCTTTTTATTATTATCTGTTATAATATTCTTGGTAAAATTATTTGTCTTCGGTAATTGTCTAGTCGGGTCAAAGTAAAGAGAGGACATTTCAAATCCCATTCTAGGGAGTTTGATTGCCAGTTTAGCGTCCCGTAAATCTTCTGTTTCACGAATACGATCTAAGAACTTCTGCTTTGGTGAATAACTCAGAGGAACTTTGATTTGACTAATTACATTACCGCTGGAGTCTTTTCTCAGCAGGTAGATATTATTGAATAGTGTTCCGAATACAGCAACACACTTTCTGATCTTTTCATGGTAGAAGTGTTGATTAAACATATTATGTCACCTCTCCGAATGGATTACCTTCACTGAAGTCAATAATATTATCGCCTTCTGTTTCAAAGAAAGTATTCTGCTTTGTAGTTTGAATCAGATTGTTTTCTCTGACAGAGACCACTGTGTAGGTTGCGCTGTCATTAAATTCAGTGATATTAGTGATACTGCCTGTTGTAAAGAGGTGATACTTACCATCGTCCGCACCAAGATGAACAAGCGACAACTCGTTAGAACTATCGTTCCACTTAGCAATCTCACCAGAAATGGTTACGTCATTTGCAAGACCTTGCTGAATAGTTGTCCCAATCTGCAATATATCATTAGGATAAGAACTATCTGTAAGAGTTAGAATATACTGGTAAGCATAATTCTGCTCAATTTCGTCGATGACACGAATATCTGTATCAAAGTCTTCATCATTGTATTCAAACAGTTCAATCTCCATACGGAATGTTGGCAGATTCGATAACTGATAGAATGGTTGATCATCAATCACCCGCATGATTTCAAAGATTTGATCTGATAATGGAAGATAGATTAAATCGCCTTCATTTGGTCTTACCTGAGAAGAGACATGATCGAATGCTACTTCTTGCCATCTTCTTCTAGATACATGCAGTGTTGCTCTGTCTCTAATCTCTACACCAAACTTTGTGAAGAGTTCTTGGTCCCCGTCAAAGTTGTCAATATTCTCCAGATACATTTCAATCTTGTAAGCATCTTCAAACTTTGAGGCGACATCTTCGCCAAAGATTTTATCTTCTGCTACAAGTGTTCTGGGCATATAGAAAACATCTTGTCCATACATCTTGAGAGATTCAATGACAATGTTTTCATATAAGTCTTGCTCTGATTTGACTGATTGACTAAAGTAGAGATTGGTAGCCATTACATTATCCTACAAAAAAGTCAACAGGCAACTCGTATGTATTACGCAGTTTTTCTTCTAACCTAAGCATCTCTTGAGTTGCATCATCATATAATTGTCTGCCATTCAATGTAACACCACCGGGAAGTTGCATACCCTCAAACTTAATCAGGTTTGCTCCCCACTGTTGTTTAATCGCCTGTGTCAAATATTCTTTTACAAACAGATCGTTATAAACATCAGTATGAGTTTCTGGGTCTACAATCTTGAAAGTTTCAAAGACGAGATAATCATCTTCTAAAATATCCTGATCAGAAAACTTACCGTGGATGTAAACTCTATTCTGATGTCTATTGAAATCAATATGTGGATACCCAGTCAACTTTGCATCTAACAAAGAAAGATATTGCTTTGTCTGTTCATAGTAGGCAAGATCACCAATATAGGTGTTAAGATCGTAAATATCATTCAAGGACATTTGATATTTAATGTCAAACATTCCTGCAGAATTGCCTGAACCTCTGACCATAAAAAGTCTCTTGACATAAATGATACTATCATCTACAGTGATATAACCATTAGAAATATCTGTAGATGTGACCTGATGTTTCAGAAACGTCCTAACAACCGCATCAGAATGATACTCCTGATAGAGTTGAAGAGTGTCGTCTGTTCTATCCTCCAACTGGTCAATATCTACATTGATTTCAATAACAGGTGCGCCAAGTCTTCTTAGACAATGATCTAT